AAGTTAAAGATTCATATGCGGCTGATGATGGTTATAAAGATGATTTAGTAATGGGACTTGTTATTTTCTCATGGTTAACTACACAACCATATTTTAAAGAATTAAATAACGTAGAACTTAGAAAAATAATGTATCAAAACCAAATGAGATTAATAGAAGAAGAGTTAACACCGTTTGGTTTTTATGATGATGGTCAAACAGAACTAGAAGGACCTATAATGCTTCTAAATTTCTGAAAGAACAATTTTTATAAATAGTATAATGAATTATAAATTGATTCATATAAACACATAAATATAATTTAGGAGAATATAAAATGGCCTATGCACTATCACCAGGGGTTACAATACTAGAAAAAGATTATACATCTATTGTACCTTCTGTAGACGCATCAACCGGAGCATTTGCTGGAAAATTTCAATGGGGACCTGTACTACAACCAGTTAAATTAGCATCTGAACAAGATTTAATTGCAGCCTTTGGTAAACCAAGTGCAAACACTTTTGAATCATTTTTTACTGCAGCAAACTTTTTATCATATACCCGTAGTTTATATGTGTGTAGAATTGATTCTGCTAATGCTACGAATGCAATCGGTAATTTAGATTCTAATCAAAATTCTGCTGGCGCAACTACAGACAATAAAATTAATAATAGAGATGCTTATAATGCATCAAGTACTTCTTGGACTAGTCATTGGCTAGCAAAATATAAAGGTACTGCCGGTAATTCATTAAAGGTATCCTTTGCTGACAAAGATACCTTTCAAAACAAAGCTTTAACCGGCTCTGCGTTTGGTGTAACTTTAGGTGGAAGTACATTAACAGCAACAAGTTCAGCGTTTTTGACAGAACTCCATATTGGAGCTATTATAAAAAATTCTACTGGGGCATATGTTGGTACTGTAACTGCAATTGCTACTGATATTTCTGCTACTATTACTGCTGCTGCTGTTGCTTTAACTTCAGCTTCTGGTGTTAAAGCAGACTGGGCTTATTATAGTCAGTTTGATTCAGCTCCTGGAACATCTTCATATGGTACTTCTGCTAATGCTTCAAATGATGAATTACATGTTATTGTAATAGATGAAGATGGTGTATTTACTGGTACTGCCGGTACAGTCTTAGAAAAATTTGCATTTGTATCTAAAGCATCTGATGCCCGTAAATATGATGGTACTAATAACTATTATAAAGATGTTATTAATACATCAAATTATATTTGGTGGTTAAAACATACAAGTAATGTTGCTGTCTCAGGTGGTGCTTGGGGTTCTGTAGCTGCTGGAGTAACATTTAAATCTTTAGTGGGTGGAATGAGTACTTCTCTTGCAGGCGGAGTTGATGATACTGCTGATACTGGTTCATATGCTCAAGCTGCTTGGTTATTATACCTAGATGATAGTCAATATGATATTAGTTTGCTTCCTGTTGGTAAAGCAACTTCAGTTACTGCTAATTATGTAATACAAAATATTGCTGAAGTTCGTAAAGATTGTATTGTATTTGTATCACCTCAAGATTCATCTGCTAATGTAATTATTGGTATTGGTTCTACTGCTACTGATTCTATTACAACATACAAATCAACAATTAGTTCTTCATATGGAGTTATGGATACTGGATATAAATATCAATATGATCGTTATAATGATGTTTATCGTTGGGTACCATTAAATGGTGATATTGCAGGTTTAGCAGCAAGAACAGATTATACAAATGATGCATGGTGGTCTCCTGCTGGTTTTAATCGTGGTCAAATTAAGAATGTTGTTAAACTTGCAGTTAATCCAACTAAAACTGATAGAGATACTCTTTATAAAATAGGTGTAAATCCTGTAGTATCTTTCCCAGGTCAAGGTACTGTATTATTTGGTGATAAAACATTATTATCAAAACCTTCAGCATTTGATAGAATTGGGGTTCGTAGATTGTTTATTATTCTTGAAAAGGCAATTGGCAAAGCTTCACAATATCAATTATTTGAATTTAATGATGCTTTTACTAGAGCTCAATTTAAAAATATTGTTGAACCATTCTTAAGAGATGTTAAAGGTCGTAGAGGTATTACAGACTTTAAAGTTGTATGTGATGATTCTAATAATACTGGAGTAGTCATTGATAGAAATGAATTTATTGGTGATATCTATATTAAGCCAAATCGTTCAATTAACTTTATAACGTTATCATTTATTGCATCACGTTCAGGTGTTGATTTTAGTATAGTTGGTGCTTAATAATATTAAGGGTTGAAATATACCCTCTTTTTATTATAAATAAATAAACTTATTTAAAAAGGATTAAATAAAGATGGCTAATATTTCAGATTTTAAATCTCAGTTGATTGGTGGCGGTGCTCGTGCCAATCAATTTAGAGCATACTTAAATTTTCCCTCTTATGTATCAGCCGGTGCATTTGAAGGATCAAGAGCACAATTTTTATGTAAAGCTGCGCAATTACCTGGATCTACTATAGCAAATGTAGAAGTTCCATATAGAGGTCGAGTTGTTAATATTGCAGGAGAACGTACTTTCCAACCATGGACTGTAACACTTATTAATGATACAACTTTTGGTTTACGTAATGCATTTGAATCTTGGCAAGCAGGCATTCAAAGATATGCAGCCACTGAAGGTAAAACAAATCCTGCCGATTATCAAGTAGATTTAGAAGTTCATCAATTAGATCGTAATGGTGCTACTTTAAAAATATATAAATTTGCAGATGCATATCCAACAACTATTTCTCCAATTGCTTTAGACTTTGATGTTATAAACCAACTTGAAACTTTTGATGTAGAATTTACTTATAACTACTTTATATCAAACACAGGAACAGATACAGACGGTTCTTCTTTTGGTACTAACATATCAATTGATACACCAGTAGGTACAATTCCTTTTTCTTTTTAATTTGAGATAAATTATGCAAATTTTTGGTATCGAACTGGGTAAGAAAAAACCTGATAAGGAAAATCCACTTAGTGTAGTTCCACCGAGTTCAGAAGATGGAAGTACCGTAATAACTACAGCATCAGGTGCTGCGAATTATTATGGTCTTGTTCTTGATATGGATTCTATTGTCAAGAATGAAAATGATCTTATCCGTCGATACCGAGAAGTTGCACAATATTCTGATTGTGATTCAGCTATAACAGATATTGTTAATGAATCAATTATAACTGAAGATGATAAATCTATTGAACTTAATCTGGATAATTTAAAAGTTTCAGATGGCATTAAGAAAAAAATCACCGATGAATTCGAAGAAGTATTAAAACTATTTGATTTCGAAGAATTCGGTCCAGACATTTTCCGTCAATGGTACATAGATGGTAGAGTATATTATCAAGTATTGATTGATCCTGCTAATATCAAAAAAGGTATTACAGAATTACGTAAGATTGATCCAAGAAAAATAAGAAAGATCAAGAACGTAATGAAACAACGTAATGAAAAAGGCATTGATGTTGTTAAATCTATAGATGAATTTTACATCTATAATGATAAAGGAATTAGTGAGCAAACATCACAAGGTGTTAAACTATCTCTTGATTCAGTTATCTATTGCCCTTCTGGTTTAATTGATCCTAATTCAGGAATGACATTAGGCCATTTACATAAGGCAGTAAAACCAACCAACCAGTTAAAAATGATTGAAGATGCGGTAGTAATTTATCGTATATCAAGAGCACCTGAAAGACGTATATTCTATATTGATGTTGGTAACTTACCTAAGTTAAAAGCAGAACAATATGTAAATGATATTATGAATAAGTTTCGTAATAAAATTGTTTATGATGCTACTACTGGTGAAACAAGAGATGATCGTAAACATTTGTCTATGATGGAAGATTTCTGGATGCCAAGGAGAGAAGGCGGTAAGGGTACAGAAATAACTACTCTGCCGGGCGGACAAACTCTAGGTCAAATAGAAGATGTACAATATTTTCAAAGTAAATTATATCAAGCTTTAAATGTTCCATTAGGAAGATTGCAACCTTCAACAGGATTTAGTATTGGCCGTTCTACAGAAATTACTAGAGAAGAAGTAAAGTTCAATAAATTTGTAACAAGATTGCGTAAAAAGTTTGCTAATTTACTTGTAGATGCATTGAGAATACAATTAATTTCTAAAGGTATCATTCGAGACGATGAATGGTATGATATTAAACAAAGTATTCAGTTTGATTTCCAAAAAGATAATTACTTTTCAGAATTAAAAGAAAGTGAAGTTCTTAATCAACGCATTGTAACCTTACAACAAATTGATTTATATGTAGGTAAATATTATAGTATTGAATGGATTCAAAAGAATGTATTAATGCAATCTGAAGAAGATATAAAAGAAATAGCTGCTCAAAATAAAGAAAATCCTCCACCTGTTCCAGAAGATGCACAAAGTGCACAATAATTAAGGATACCAAAAATGATTAAAGAATCTATTAAAGATTTAATTACCGCAATTGCTGAAGGCGATTCAATTGCTATTGAAGATAGTTTTAACTATGTGATGGCTAGTAAAATATCTGACCATTTAGATAATATGAGGTTATCTGTTGCACAAGGTATGTTTGGTTCAGTTGTAGAAGAAGGTTATGATTCACGTGATGCATATGACTTGCATGATCCAAAGCATCCTGATTTTGTTAAAAACCATACAAAATGGAAAAAAGCTAATCCAGAAGGAAAGCTTGGTGACTTCATAGCTCATATGAAAACTAAAAGATTCAATGTTACAGAAAGTGCTGGTGCATATGAAACTTGGGATCCTAAGCATCCTAAATTCAAAGAAAAATTAATAAAGCATCATGCTCAAGGTGGAACTACTAAAAGTTTTATAGAAAAAGAAAAAGCAAAAGCATGGAAACAATTAACTAGAGAATCAGTTGAAGAATTCACTCTTGAAGATTATTCAGTTGAAGAACTTGAAGACTTTATGATGTCTGAAGACTTTGAACAACTGGACGAAGTATCTAAGAAAACTCTAGGCTCTTATGTAAATAAAGCCCATGACCAATTGATGAAACATACTGCAGCCGTTAATTTCAAATCAGGTCGTGGGGATAAAGATGTATTATCATATACACACGAACCAACAACAGCAAGAAAAACTGCAAACCGAACTAAAGGTGTTGCTACAGCAATTGGCAAATTAACCAAAGAAGAACTTGAAGAGTTAGAAGAATCATTTTTATCAAATACTTCTTCTACACACCCAACATTAGCAGGTAAATTAAATAAACTTAGATCAATACACAAAACATTGACTGCTGCTGGATACAGCACTAACAATAAAGATCATTTATCGCAAGATAGTAATCATATGGGTAATCCAAATTCAAATACCGTAACATATAAAAAATCTGGAACAGCTGATGTTACAATTAATCATGGCGGTTCAGCAAATCCAAAAACTTTATATTCTGTTAAATCCTCTAAAGGTGCAGGAAAAAAAGTAAATTTGCCAGAAGAACTTACTCTTGAAGATTACTCTTTAGAAGAACTTGAAGACTTTATGATGTCTGAAGACTTTGAGCAACTAGATGAATTGTCAAAAGCAACTCTAGGTTCTTATGTTAAGAAAGCAGGTTCTTACAATATAGACAAAGGTCTGACTGCCGGAGATAATTTAGCTTCTGGTCGTAGAGAAAAAGCTATTGATATAAGGAATGATATATCCAAAAGGGAAAAAAATATTGGCAAAGCAGTAGATAAATTGACTAAAGACTAATGTATTATTCACAGTTTTCTAAAAAGTTAAAAGAAACGGTATCAGGTATGGGTATACAGGAGTGCACCCATTACTTTGGTAATACTATTCAGATAACTAATGATAATACTATACTAATTAATAATGAAGTAACTCAGTTTAGAAATTTGTCGGAAGCAAAAAATCATATTAAATATTCAGAACAAGCAAAAGATATTATCAATAATTTATATGAAGAATTCTTTTCTGAAAATATATTAAAAATTGCAGACGTAATTAAAGAAGAACACAATATTAAAGTCACAAATAAAATAGTCGAACAATATATTAAAATAGCTTCCGACAAATCCTTTTCAATTGATCCAGTTGTTTCTAATATTCGTGAAATGAATGAATTTGATTCTATTATTAATGGTAAAATACATTACATTCTAGAAGATGAATCAGTTATTGCAATAGATATTCAAACCCAACAAGATATAAATAACTTACTAGAAAATAAAGTAGAGGTTGTCGAGTTCATGAAAGAAAGTTCGGATAACTTCCTAAAAATACTCGATGTAATCATTAAGGAATAAAGATGGCAGCATTAACAAAAACCATTATTAAAGCATCAGAAACTGAGGCAATTATTAAAATTGCAGGTTCAGATACTGCTGCATCTATAATAAATTTAACTACAGATTTGTTACCTTATGCCAATATTATTGTTGGCGCAGGAACTGTAACAATAGGCACAGGTGCTACATCAATTGTTGGTGTAGGAACAAGTTTTGATACTAATGTTCATGTCAATGCTAAAGTATATACTAGTGCAGGTGTTTATGTAGGTCTTATCACCTCAGTTACTAATGCAACTAATGCTGTATTATCTGCAAATGGTGCTGCAGTTATAGCAGGTACTACTTATAAAATTCAATATGCTACACAAGTTATAATAGGTACTCCATCTGTTTCTATTACTGCGCTTCAATGGGCAGGTGAACCAGGAGCTATATATAAAGTAGATAGAAATGGTGTTCGCATTGTTACTCCTCTTGCAGATAATGGTAACCTTATTGATATGATGGGTACATATTTCCCACCTGATAATGTTAATGCAACATATTCTATCAGTGTTACTATTGTAGATAAACTTGCTGCTGCAGTCCAAGGCGAAATTTGGATTAAAGTTAGAAAGAATTCAGGTTATTATGGTAAAATAGAGACCACTCAGTTTGGTGCTCTTGATAACGAATTAGTATACGGAAGTTAATATGAAACTAATTAGGGAAGTTAACGAAACATTAAATATGGTTGTAGAGGAAAAACTCGGTAAAGGTAAACAACTTTATGTAGAGGGTGTATTTCTTCAATCAAATATTAAGAATCGTAATGGAAGAATGTATCCAGAATCAATTATGGATAATGAAGTTCAACGATATATTAAAGAAAAAGTAGAAAAGAATTCTGCCTTTGGTGAATTAGGACATCCTGAATCACCTTCAATTAATCTTGATAGAATTTCACATCTAATTACTAACTTAAGAAAAGAAGGTAATAATTGGATAGGAAAGGCTAAAATTCTTGATACTCCTATGGGTAGAATTGCTGAAGGTATTCTTAAAGGTGGCGGAAGAATTGGTACGTCAAGTCGTGCTTTAGGTTCATTAAAAATGAACAATGAAGGTATTAATGTAGTACAAAATGATTTTATGTTAAGTACTGCCGGCGATTTAGTAAGTGATCCATCTGCACCTGATGCCTGGGTTCAAGGAATCATGGAAGGTGCATCTTGGGTTTATGTTGATGGAAAGTTTGAGAAACATGTTGATGAAGCTAGAAAAACAATAACAAAAGCAACGTCAATGAATTTAGAAGAGCAAAAAATACTTGCCTTTCAACACTTTTTACGTAGCATTAAGTAAAAGTTTAATTTTTATAAATAATAAGATATATCAAAATTAGGAGATATAAATGTCTATTGATAGCAAAATCGCTGAGATTATGGAAGAATCCAAATTGGCAGGATTAGTTTTAGAAAACGAAGAAATTGTTGAAGAAGAAGTTTCTGAAGAAGTAACAGTTGAAGAAAGCATTAAAGTAGATGTTTCTACCGATGTAGATGCATTAATGTTTGGTGAATCTTTATCTGAAGAATTTAGAGAAAAAGCAGCTACTATTTTCGAGTCTGCTGTAGTTGTACGTGTTAAAGAAGAAGTTGCACGTTTAGAAGAAGAATTTGAAGAAAAACTTGCTGAGCAAGTAGATTCAATTACTGAGGGTCTGGTTGAAAAAATTGATGGTTACCTCGACTATGTTGTTGAGCAGTGGATAGAACAGAATGAAATAGCCCTTGAAAATGGACTTAAGTCTGATATCATGGAATCCTTTATTACTGGTATGAAAGGTCTTTTTGAAGAACATTATATTGATGTTCCTGAAGAAAAGTACGACGTTATCGGTGAAATGGAAACTA